TCTCGCCCAGATCGCGAAAGAACTTTCGCAACTGAATTCCCTGCTCGAAAGTCGGCTTAAATCCTTCCGGCTTTCCAGATAGCAAATCCTCCACTACCGCGCGCATGTTGCGCGGCGCCTGCGCCAGAATCTGCTCTTCCGCTCCCAGTGGCAGGGATTCCCGCACTTCGTTCCACTTGTCGGAAATCGGTTTCGGCTCGACTGGTTCCTTCATCAAGTAGTCGATCTGCTTGTAATTATTCGAGGCGTTTTCGTGCGCAACGCTCTTTGCTGTTTCAGTGGATTGCTTGATTGCCTCGCCTGCCGCCTCTTCGGAAATTCCAAGCCGGGTCGGATCGACGCGCTCGCTGAACTTATTGACCGCCGAACCGAACTTTGCCCGTTCCGCATTCATCGCAGTTTCCAGCGGCTGACCGCCGACAATTCCGTGTTCCCCGGCCAGTTGCAGTTTTCCCGCCAGTTTCCCTTCCGATGCCTGGAATGGTGTCAGGTTAATTCCTTCTTGCGTGGCGTGATCCAAAACTTCTTTTGGCGTGCTATTGCGCGCAGGCTGGAAAGCGCCTTCCGGGCGAGGCGTTGCCGCCTCTTGTGGAGGGAGTTGATGGCCAACAGTTTCCCGCGCTGACCGCACTGCGGTCTTACTCAATCGCGCGAGATTGGTGTCACCGATTCCGCCCTCAAATGCGCCAGTAGTCGCCGCGCCGCCGCCAGCGGCTTCAGAGAAGCCACTTAGGGACTTCTCTGCCTCTTCCGGATTTCCTTTGAGAGCACCTGGGGCATGCTTGATCCCTTCGTAGGAACCATGTGCAACCATCGCTGGACCAACAATCTCGGGAACCGTAGCCAAACCCAATCCTAAGCCCACCGACTTCGGGGAAGTTGCACTCTCAGCCATCCCGGAAACACTTTTCAGCGCATCAAGCGCGGACCGATTGAATCCCGCATGTGGCAACTGCTTTCCAGTTTTCGCTACGTTTGCAAGGTTTCCGGTCTCTTGCTCTTCAAGGACTTTCGCCGCATCGGCGGTCGGCTCGAATCGTGAAGCGACGGAGCCAGTCCGGGGATTTCGGTATTCCGAAGGTTTCGCGTTCCGCAGATATTCTGGACCTGAATATGATCCGGGCTCCGGTGGCTGTAAACGGCTACTGATAAACTTTGATGCCCGCTCGAAAAATCCGGGTTTTGATTCTTCGCTATTTTCTGGAGTCTTGCTCTGCGCAGGCTGCGCCTTAAGCATTCTGTCGATGGAGGCATTCCGCTCTTCTGGCGGCATCGCTTTTGGAAATTTCAGCGGCCCGAGAGTCGGATGCTGCACTTCATCCAGTTGCGAAGTGTCGTATTGTTGTCCCTGTGGTTCGTCAGGCATTATTCATACTTTCCAGTTTTCGGATTCCACACAGCAGATTTGCCACCGGAAGCTGGAGGTGCCTCGCCTTCCACGATGCGCTTGTGAAATGTCTTTCCTTCGTTCGCAACCGACTCCAATGTCGGTTTCAATCCCTTCATGCCAGCGATAAAAGCCTCCGGATCGCGCTCCAGTGTGCCCAAAGCGTGCTCGAAGTCCTTCACGAATTCAGCGTTGCGGAATCCATGCACTGCTGGCTGTAAGGCATAAAAACTCTTCATCGCGGAATAAAGTTCGGCCACATCCGGCGGAACGTTACCGATGGCAATTTCGCCCTTTGCCAACCGGCCCATCAGCGGCCCCATACTTCCGGCATTCTTTCGCACACTAGCTTCAAGTCCCGGCAGAAGATTGATAACAGATTGCGCCGCACTACCACGGCTCTGCGACTGGCCGGATGGCTTAACCAAGTCCTGCTCGTGCAACTTGTTCGCGAATTCCTGTTGGTGTAGTCCTAGATTTTGCGCCGCAATTTCGTGCGCCCGCTGCGCTTGAATCAGTCTTTGATTTGCTGCTTTGAAAGCCGGAGAATTCGGATCGTTCTTTGCTCTTTCAACTTCAGTGCGCGCAGTCGCCAATTCCTTTTGCGCTTCGCGCAGCGAATTCAGTTGTTTGGCGGTTTCTTCCCCTGTGGTGATTTTGGCTTGCTGCCCCTTGAACACTTCGGAGTTTTCATCAGGAACGATTTCTCCGTTCGCATCGCGCTTCATGCCGATTTTTGCAAGCGCGGATTCATCTTTATTGCCACGGGCAGAAATTTCACTTTCGACGTTTCGCCGTTTCAATTCCGCTTCTGCTGGCGCGGACCGAATCTTTTGTTCGCCTTCTTCCAGCGATTGCTCTTTGGCTGCGCGCACTCCGGCTTGATTTAGTTTGGCGTTGTATCCGATAGGCGTCTGCGGTAACTGCTTCTCAATCGCCAATCCAAAGGGAGCAACGCTACCGGCAATTTCCAGTGCTCGCTGCCACCACTTTGGTTGCGGCGGTCCTTGTGCAGCCAAATCCTTGAATTGCTGTTGCGCTGGTCCGGTTGTGACCGGCGGCATGGCATTCGCTTCGGGTTGCGCCATTTCTGCTTTACCCGGCCCCGGAATAGCAGTCTGGGTTACTGGAGGCATTCCCGGATGGGGCTCTAACGGCTGAGAACGCTCCGCAGGAGCCGGTTGCACCGGAGGCATAGTCTGACCGCCTAGCGGCGTCGTTTGTGGCTGTGCGGGCGCGCCAAGCTCAGGAGCAGGAATCGTAACCGGAGGCATTTTCTGCGGAATGTTTGGCTGACTGGTCGCGCCAACCGTGAGTTTGTAAGGAAGCGAACCGGGCTTGAACGGCTCCGGCTGAACCGGAGGCATGGCTGCCGCGCGGCGTTTGCGATCCTCTTCCGTTTCGTCAAACGCTACTGGTGGCATGGTTTCCATAATTTTATCCGAACGCCATTCCGCCAGCACCTGAGCCAGCCGACGATCCTAATCCTTGGGCGAATGAGCTTCCCAGCGTATCCCAGAAACCGGGAGTCTTTGCGTTTCCGGCCAGAGTTCCTAGAGTTGTATTTGCACCCGCGAGATTGTGACCGAAAAGACTTGCAAGTCCAGCGTTGGCGGTGTTGGTTCCCGCGATCCTCACGTTTGCAGCGTTCGTCGCATTCTGGTCCGCCAAGTTGCCGGAAGTAATCATCCTTTGCCGCGCCAGCGCGTCTTGCGTCGAAGTCAATCCGCCAGCATTGTTGGTCCGCGCCGCGCGGTTAGCAACGCCTTCCGAAGCCGAACCGTATGCCGCCCCGATTCCACCTTCCGTCGCTCCAGTGATCGAAGTTTCTTCCCCAGGCGTGTAGCCCGGATTTTTCTGCTGCGCCAACAGCCCTGCGGTCGCTGCTCCGCCCGTAGTGGCAGCGTTGGTGTTCTCAGTATTGAGTAAATTGTTCCCTTGTCCCTGAACCGCAGCTTGTTGTGCGCGCCCCATTATTACTTGCCCTCAATCAACTTGTTCGCGACGTCTACCGCCATGTATGCGATAAATCCCACGCTCACTAGGAACGCCACAAACAACACGATGTACCCAATTAGAGAACGGCTTTCCGGATATGAAATGCCGCCCTTGTCCAGTTTTGGGGTTCGATTTGCCATCCCAGTTTCTCCAGCCTGCGATGAAACGCTTTCGGAAGATTCGGCGGCAACCAGCAGGTAACTTCACTCAATCCCGCTTCCGCTGCCTTGCGGCGAATCTCTTCATGCACCCGCAAAAGCGTTTTCCAGCGCGTCAGTGGATCAGCGAACTCTCGATCGAGGAACAGGTAACTTTCGGCTGTAATTTTGAGAAACGCTGCAACCTGCGCGATTCCATCGCGGTCCTCGGCGACGGCGTTGATGGCGAACACTCCATCGGATAAATCGGGGAATTGGAACTCGAAACCGTTTGCGGCGTGTATTTCTTGGATTCGCCGAAGGTCACTTTCTTTATACGATCGCACGCTCGTCGGCCCCGCTTCGCTGCCTTCGGAGCCGCTTCCAGTGTGGCCAGAATCTGTTTGCGCTGCTCTGCGTTCAACTTCTTCAAGAATGGTTTCACCGCCTCAACAAACTCTTCTTCCAAGGCCAGCATTGCTTCGAAATCCTCTTCCGAAGCAAACAGCCTGCCCAGCCCGATCCCGTAGGCTTGACAAAGCCTCTCGATAAATCCCAGCGAAGCCAGCAACCGTTCGTTTTCCACCCGGCTTAAAAACGTTCTGCTGACCGCAAGATCCGAAGGCTTCAACTTCCGGACATTGCGCAAATCCAGTAACCGTTGACCAAAGTGGTTCACGCGGTAAACCGCTTGCCGATTTGCAAACCTTGCCCCAGCGGTCCGCGGCCGACTCCCACAGGTGGGAATGGATTGGCACCGAGCCCCACTCCCGCTCCGCTTCCGGAAGTCGGCATGGGCACCGGTCCAGCGGCTCCGCCGCCGACTACCGCTATTGGTGTCGCGCCGCCGTAAACCGTCCATGCGCTCAGGTCCGAGCCCACAAACTGCGCGGCCGCGCGCCAGTAGAGAGTCAGATTCCCGAGTGAACCATACCAGTTGCGCGAAGCAACCAGGTGGATCTGCCGCGGCGCCAGAAAACCAGGTGTGGTGTCCCACTCCAGCCAGTACTCTTCTCCGCGTATCGGAGCCGCGACGGTAATCACCGCATCGAAAAATCCGTTGGATGCTGAAACGTCCAAGCGCGTCGGCGCATCGGGAGCAGGATATTTCCCAGTCGGGTCGGTGCCGTGAACCGTACCAAAATAATTCACGGCATTCATCAACGCGCGGATCGTTAGTCCCATGAAAGCGTCTTTGCCTTCGATGGCGCCGAGGTGTGGTAGCCGTAACATTTACAGTAGTTTGTCGAAGACCATGTCCAAACTGTTGTTCAGCGAAGCGGCCAGCAGTGCGGCGTTGGCTGCGTAAGAGCCTGCGGCCAGTTCCGTGCCCGGCGCGCTGAAGACCTTGAGCTTGCAGTTATTGAGCGCGCTTCCCGGAATGAATTCCGCTCCGTATCCGCCGCCCAGTGCCGGATCGACGTAGACCGGAAGAGCGCTGAAAACAGCCACACCAACATCGTCGGACGCTCCGAGGATCGTGGTCAAATCTACGGTATCGCCGCCCGTCGGATAGTTTCCTGTGAAGGTGAGTGTGACACCGATCCGGAATTGGTTGTTGCCATGCCCAATACCGCTTACTGCGAGAGTGATTGGCATTTCTGATGCTCCTTTTTATTGCACGATTAAGCCCGGAGGCTGCACGGCGTTGTTGTTGGTAATTGCTCCAAGGTTTGCGGGCAAGGCACTGGTCACCGCCGTACATAAGTTTGCCGCTGTACCGAAATTGGAAGTTCCCAAGTTGGTCATCACGGCTGAAATTGCATTATTAATCGGACCAAACCAAGCCACCGTGTTGTTCGTGGTGCATCCAGCGATGAAATATGGTCCTGGAGGTAGAATCACGCTGGATGTAGCTGTTCCTCCAATCGCACCGCTAGCAGTACATGCCGTGCTACCCATCGCGCTGAGCTTGGCGGAATTCAGATCGAAAATTCCAAAATCACAATTGGCACCTGCTTGCCCAGTGGAGATCCAAACTTGAATTTTGGAAATGGGGGTATAGTCGTGGAGAACCACTTTAATTACTTGAGGCACCAAATTGGTAGTTGGCGTATTGGAGTTGCCGCCTACAAACGTGGGGATCCACGTCGGAGCTACCGCGTTGGTGAACGCTGGCAGTGCCGCGCTGTTCCCGCGCTCTGAGACGTAGTTGGTGGCCGCGCTATCCGTGCAGATTCGCATGGATTGGCCGGGAGCAAGTGGCCAGCCTGGGGCTGCAGCATACGCCACGGTGTCTAGGGTCCTGGCGCCGCCAGTTAAAATTTGAATGTAGTTTGGTGCCGAGCTGGGAAGATTCTCGATCACCACGCAAGCGCCCACCAGCGCCGGAGCGGTTGCTGGCAAAATGTAGGTCTGGTTCTCCACAGTCACCGCGAACGGGATGTAACCGGGAGGAGTGGTTGCAGTCGAGAAATCGCCAGTCACCCCGGGATAACTGGCGGTCTTCGCTGCCACCACGGTCAGTAGTCCGGATGTGCCGCTGCCACTTGCTGTACTCGGAGAAGTGTAAGCCCCATTCGGAGTTTGTCCGAACGCAGTTCCACTGAGCGCTGCCAGTAGGAGCGCGATGATCGCTATCTTTTTCATGCTACCCGCCTGTGATTTTTGCCGTGATCGTGACGCTATTCGTTCTGGTACGCATCAACAGCCGCGCGAATTTCGCGTTGACCTGCACTGCGTCCAAATGGAAAGTCTGATTGGTCGCGTCTACAGTGGTAATGTTGCAATTCGAGCAAGTCTGATAAGAAGTATCCGAATCCGTGGCCGACACTTGCACGTCAACCTCAAAGGCTCCCGGCGCTGCACTGAATTGCCCATCCACACTGAACGGGGAACCTGCACGGCTTCCCTTAATCGTCAACGCGACTTGCTGGCTGGCCGCGGCATTGCCTGTTCCAGGAGTTGGTGTCTCCGCACTCCAAACGGTTGCCACGTCGCCGGAGTTGAGCGATTGTGGAGGCGCAGCGTTGTAAACCGGCTGGCCAAAAATCAGTAGAAGGCTGAGAAATATTCGTTTCATTGAATTGTCACCGGTCCCACAATTTTGATTCCTGGCAGTAGCAGTGTTCCACCAAACCCTGTCGGTGCGGCTTGCTCATAAGCTCCGTTGCGCGGCGCCGCCAAGGTGCGCGCCAGTGCAGTCCGCGCTAATCCGGTCACTTTATGATTCACTGAATCGTAAGCCGGACCATAGGTCGTATCTAATGCGCAGGCCACCCCTGCCGCAGCATCCAACCCCGTGATCGTCGCGCAAAACGAAGTGATGTCCGAGCCGATCCCGACTGTGGTAGCTGCGGTCGCGTCCAGCGGAGCGTAGGAATATGTCTGGGTGTAGTTCAGGTTCCCGATACCGTTCCCGGAGCCGACTGGCGCGCAAATCTGTACGCCGCCCTTGTTAGTCTGCGCCCCACCAGCGCAAGTAATGCTGAAGGCCGGGGCTGTGGTCACCGAGCCGGTAGTTGAACCAGTGAATATGCCCGCTGTTCCGCCACCGCCGCTATTGTCGGTAATCCAGAAATTGTTCTGCACGTTGTAATTCATCGCGCCATTCAGCTTCACGCAGGAGCTGGTCGGCGTTCCGTGCCCGCAAGCCACGGTGTTCTGATAGATGAAAATCGTTCCGCCACTGGAAGTGGTTGAGCCATTCACTAGCGCGACTGAATTTTGCGGGAATACATTGTTGAAGCCATAGACGTTTCCACCTGCCGAAACGCCAATGCTCCAAGACTGCACCGCGCTCGATGGGTCGTCGCCGCATTCGATGTAATTCCCATAGAAAAGCGTTGAAGAGCCGGAACTGGTGTTATTTTCCTCGTAGCAGTTTTCATGGTCGCCGGGATCGAAAGAGCGATAGAGATTGTCCACCCGGTTGTCGTGAAAAGAGACCACGGTCCCGGTGGAATTGGACGCATTATGGCAATCTGCAATCCAGCGGCAAACGTTCAGCGAAGTGTCGCTGCTGTTGGGCAGTGTTCCCCGGCAGCAGGCGTTCGTTGGGCCATTGGTGGTGTCTCCGTAACCGTCCTGATTGTCGATGACGTTATACTTGAACGGAAACCCCGCCGTAGTTACTCCGGGTGCAAACCCGTTCAGGTGATTGCCGATGTTCGATGTTCCGATCACCATTACGCCGGCGCTAGTGTCCGGCCCTTCCGTGACCAGCGTCATTCCGGGAGTGACATAGCCCGTATCCTCAGTGACCGGCGAAGTCGAAACGGTCATCGTCGTCGTGGTCACTGCGGTGACATGAAAAAATCCATTGTTCCCGCCATTACTAAATCCGCCGGAGGCATACGGCCCATTGTTGGCGGCAAATCCCGCCGCCACGAAATCGCAGCCAACGCAGCTAAACTGATTTGTGACGCTGCTCGTTGACAACGAAGTTACTAGAACGGATTGTGGAGAGTTGTTTCCCTGCGTGGTGCAAGTGGCCGCGTTCACGCAGATTTCTTTGGCCCACGGCGCATGGCCAACGTTGTGCGTATACGTTCTGAGAACCATCCAGTTGGTGCCGGAGAAATTGTTGGTGTAGCCGCAAGAAGTGGTTCCACCGCCACCAGAACACGGATTGGTGTTTGGAATTAGAAATAATCCAGTAAACTCCGTGTCGTCCCAAATGACGTAGTTGATCGGCCGGTTATTGAATCCGCTGATGAAATCCTGGGTGTTGGAATCGTAAGTGTTGGCCACCCCGCCGGCGCTGAAGATTGGCCGGGTAAATGAGCCGCCAGTGAACCACGTCAGGTCAATTCCATAGTAAATGGGATTGGAAGAGTTGCCAGAACCAGTCAAATCCCAGCGTCCAATGGTCTGATCCCAGGTCACGCCACCCTTGAAGATAAATCCATCTCCAGCAACCGGAGTGTGAGCGAGAGCCGTCGAGGCCGCGCCAACCATTCCCTTGACGTGCTTCCACGGGTGGGCTTCGTCAACTCCCGTGTTGGTATCTGCCCCGCCAGTGAAGTCGATGAACCAGCAACCCGTGACGTTCAGGCTGGATAGTGTGGCCGTGAACGTTTTCAGTACAGGATCGTAATAATTTGCCGCCGCCGGGCATGCGCCCGAGCCGAACGCCGGTATCGCGCCCAGTAAGGTCAGCAGGAAAAGTAAGGCTAGCCGTTTCATTGCAGTCGCGTCACCACGGCGTCAAGCTGGTACGTTCCCGTCCCTACTCCGCAGGCGGTGTATCCGGTTGCGTACTGGATCACCGCTCCGCTGGTTGAAATGTTGAAGTCTCCCGAAGCCCACGCCGCCGCCAAAGTCGTCTGGAAGTGGAAAGTCTGCGAAACCGAGTTGATGGCTGAGGCATCGTCCATGCCCAGCGAGACCGCCGAATGCACCGTCGCGTTGCTATCGGTCCAAGTCAGCAGAAAAGTGACGCCGCCGGTGCCCGGAGTACCGCAAGCCGTTCCCGTTTCGATGAAGTCGTAATGGACGTGGTACTGTCCGGCAACGTTGCAAGCTCCCGCCGCTGAAGCACACAGCGTCGCCGTAGAGATCGCCGCTACTTTGGCGGTTTGGTGGATGACCGTCGGCTGAATCCGTTCCAGCATTCCGCAAGTGGTGCTGCCGTTGGTGCACGCGGTGAATTCGTGGGTTGTCGAATTGGCATCGATGACCGAAGCGCCGGAAACATTGGTGGTGTCCGTGCCTTCTTGTAGACACAATGCTCCCGCCGTTCCCGCGGTACAGGCTGGAGCGCCGGAGCCAAATGAGCCCGAGCCAAGCTGAGTCGTATTCCCAGCCTTATCTAGTTTCCACTGTGATGTCCCGCCAATCTGAAGGTCGGCCAATAGCGAACCAGTTCCCGATGCGGTATTGGTGACGTTGACCAAGATTGCCCCAGCCACCACGCCAGACGTGTTCCACGTTGGCGTGATGTGCAGCGTTGGCAAAGTCTGCGAGCCAGTCAGCGAACTAGTTATATTCACTGGGACCGCGGTGGACCCGGCGAGGCCTACAAACTTCACTCCATACTGGTTCCCCAGCGTCCCACCAGTGGCCGCGGAAGTCTCGCCAAAGGTCATGCCGGATTGTGTATTTGAAGTTTGCGCCCAATTCCAAAGTTGCGGGTTATTCCCGTTGGCAATGGTGTTGGTTGCGGTAGCGGCGGTGATCTGATTTAGCAGTTCGGTCAGCGTGCCCACTGAGCCCGTGCCGGTAATCCCTGAACTGAATGTTTGCAGCGCGGTCCAGTTCTGTGCTACGCCCAGCATGGGAACAACGCCGCCGGCGTCCTGCCAGGTTATAGCGCGATCCGCCGTCGCCGTCGGAAACGTTTGCGTCAGCGTTCCGCCACCGTTACCAGAAGCGATTTTAATCGCTGGCGAATAGAGCGCGGCAAGCGAAAACGATGTCGGTCCGCCCATCGGCAGCAAGGGTGTGGAATTTCCGCACGGCGTTGTGCCAGTCCACGTCGTGCTAAGGGTTAATCCGCTAAAGCCAGGAACTGCACACTGCAAGCGCGCGGCGTTGATGTAAATGTCGTAACCAACCGCGCCAGCCACTTGCGGCCACGAAATCAGCACGCCTTGGTTGACAAGATTGCCGGTCGTGCAGACGTTCGAGAGCGCGCCCTCGGCATTGTTTGGTCCAAACACCGGACCAACTTGAATTAACTTTACTCCATTCGCCGTTCCCGCCCCGCTGGTCGCACAGGTTACGCTAGTCTGCGGAAGATTGTAAACGAAGCCAGTGAACGCCGGAGACAGAGCTAGGTGTGCGTCCTGGTAGACGCCGTATGCTGTGCCGGAATTGGTTACCGTGATACCGTCGATTCCGAACGCTCCCATCAAGCCGCGGTGGGTGCCCATGTTCTGCCCAAGACCACCAAAGCAGACAGTTCTCTCCCCTTGGCAGGCTACCGCAACACCACCAGGTCCCACGACGGATGGATACCCACCAGCTTGCCCTTGAACGCCTGACAGCCGAATGTAGCCTTGGGTATTGCCGCCATAATTGACCACTGGCCTGGCCGATGTATCATCAATCACATTGCTGATGTCCACGGCCAGAGTGAGCGTCCCACTGCCATTGGTATCGACGAAATTAAAAATCGGCATATCCGCGCCGTTATCGTCAACCTCATCAACGTGAAGATTCAGGACATTGGTGTTGGCAATCGAAATCGTGCCTTCCAGTAGTTCGACGTGATCCATCGACATAATTTCGCCGCCCTGACCTTCAAACATCATTAACGGCGATGGCTCAATCGTTCCCTGCGCGACACCTCCAGAAAAGACCGGGTAGCTCCAGTAAAAGCCGCTTCCGCCTCCATTGTTTACGCGGAATACTTGATGCTTGGCAAAGTAATTGGTGGCACCAGAGGAACCAAACTGCATGTGGCTGAAGATGGCCGTAGGAATCGAGCCGCCGTCCACGACCATCCCGACGCCGTTCACACCAGAGACGTTCACACTTAAATTTGCAAATTTGTTGGCGCCTACGGCCCGCAGATAGATTCCCGGAATAGCATTGCCTACAAACACCTGCGGAAAAGCCTGAAACCCAGTTGTCGGATTATTTTGCGGATTCTCCGGGAAGCCATTCCAGGTGACCGTATGTCCGCCAGTGAAATAAACAGTGTCATTGAGGGCGAGGTTCCCTGCCTGGATGATGCTGATCGGCCCGGTATCGCCGAGAGTTAGCACCGATTGGATGGCGAAGGATTGCGTTGTAAAATCCCCGACCGGGATGTAAATGCTTTCGTTGTGCGCTTGCGCCACCAATGCAGCCGCCCGGATTGGTGCAGCATCATCGTGCACAAACTGTGCCGCCGTTGTATTGCTGCCTGCCGTCGCGTTCAACGTGACTGTAGTCGTGCCGGCGCCAGATAGAATCGTAGTCGTCAAGTTGCCGTTGTACCCTGTCGTGTTTGGCGCTGTCGGCCACCAAGCGGGAACGGGCGGCGCAACGGTAAGGCCGGAGCCAAAATCATCGAAAGAATCGTAGATTGCGGTATTGTTCACCGCGGCATTTTCCGGGTAACTGATACCAATTAGTGTTGCCCCGCGATAGATCATGTACCGGAAAGCGTTAGTGACCGGACTCCACGTAATGTGATTGCAGTGCCAGTAATAAAGCGTTGGCGTCACGCCAGCGGCCATCGCGGCAGATGCGCCGTTGCGAGTGTCCTGATTCTGCGTAAGCGTGATGTGGGTGTTGTCTGGAACGGTTGTGACGTTCCAAGCGCCTTCCAAGTTCGGGTCGCCAGTGAACATCACGTAGCTGAACTGAACCATTGTATGCGGCGAAGCCGTGGTCACAGTCAATATGTTGTTTGCGCGCGTCCATGTCGTGACGGCAACTGATATCCGGCCAAGCGTCGGCTGTTGATTGCTGATTGTGGTCGTGGCGCTGGCCGGGGTAATCTGACCGTCAATCGACATTGCGCGGATCGAATAAGCAGCGGAAGTATTTCCAGCGGGATTGGCAACGACGTGATTAGTTCCTAGCATATAAGTGGGATCGGCTGCCAGCACTGTCGGCGCAGAGGGCGTCGATAGCGCCAGCGTTGTTCCTGCACCCACTAAGGTGATACCTTCACCGTTCACGAAAGTTTGTGCCGCGCCGAGTGTCGCGGTCGCCAGTCCGGCGGTCATGGTGCCCGTGGTGGCCGCGCTGCCGTTAAACTTTGCCCCTTTGGTGCGAACATCGATGCCCAAAGGATTCGGCCCTTGCGCGATAAAATCTCGACTCAGCGTGAAATTAGTTCCATCATCCACCGCGCCGCAGGCGGTCAGAATACTTCCGTTGGTGCACTGCAGCGTTCCCGTTGGTCCGGCCGGCGTGGCTCCGCCGCCGCTGCCACTATTTGAAATCAGGTTCCACACTGCTCCGACAGAATCGTATTTGAAGGTCAGCGCATTAGTATGCGTGGCCACCGTATCGAACGTGTAGCCCACTGGGAAAACAAAGTTGCCCGGAAACGCGAACGTCCAACCGCCAGGTGCCGCTTCGAGCAGCGTCAAACTCAAAAGATTGCCGTTGGCTGGGGATCCCGTCACCACAGAGGAAGTCACGTTGCAATTCAGCGTTACGCCATAAGAAGCGTTGGCGCTGGCCGGAAAACTGAGTGAAGGAGCGCAAGCGATGCTGCTATTGGGCAAAGTTCCAGAAACTCCACTCGCCGCAATCGCGGAATCAGGGATTGGACCGTAAGGGGTGAGCCCGGCTCCGGAAATAGTGTAAGTCAGCGGACCTTGACTCATGTAAAACGCAAAATTGCCGAGGTTGTCGATACAACCTACCTGTGGAGAGGAAGTGCATTGTGCGAGAGGATTAGCTACGGGGATACTGAGTGCGGAGTCTTGGTAGATGGTAAGTTTGGGAGTGCAAGGAGCGCCGGTGGCGGTGGAAGTGCAAATGGTTACCGTGGCGCCGCCGGCAGGAAATGCTCCGGCTGGCGTGTAACGCCAAGCGATATTGTGGTACAGCGCGCCCTGCGCGGAGGCATGGTTAGCGAAGAAAAAGAAGCACAGCGCCAGAAAAGAAAGTTTGAGCCATTTGGTCACAGGTTCTCACGCCGCCGCCGTTTGTATCCTTTTGGAGCTACCCCTATGCTTTTTTGGTGCGTCGTTTTCCGGACGTTCTGAAGCGTTCTGCGGCATAACGTCGCGGTGACAAGTCGCGCAAACGGTCGCCGTACTGGTCAATAGCTTCGATCCGCAGGATGGGCAATCCGGAAGCGATGTTTTGTCCACCACGCTGTACAACCATGGAGCATCGACACCCAGCCGCCGCGCTGCGCGCTTCCAACTATCGTGAATGCTCTTGGGTTCGTGGAACTGATCCCAATCGCTGTGAGCTGCGGCCACCAACTGCTGATCGCATTCCGACAACAGCCGGCGCGCCAGTTGCAATTCATCTTCGGTTGGCCGCGCGCCATCCGCCAGAAACACGCCAGTAAAACCGCTGATTGACTGGCCATCCACCTGACTGCTGACCGCCCCACCAATGCCAGTGAGCTCCGAACGCCACTCGCGTACCAGGTCGCTGGCAATATCTTCAGCCTTAATCACGAATTGCTGAACGTTTTTCAGGTCCGGGCTAGTCTGTCCTGGTTTTTTGGCGGTCCAGTTATTGTCGCCCATGTCGATCATCCCGCGCCGCGGGTGAATGACTTTCAGGATGTAGCCTTCGCCTGTAAGGCAGCGATTAACATCACTTGGATCGCATTTGCAGCGGCCAACTCCGCAAATTGTGTACACGCCATAAGTTCGCTCGCCGCGGAATGCGGCTTCGGTGATATTCACCAGCGTGGCGGACTCTTCCGGCAATTCGATTGGCAGAACTGGAGCGTAAATCGGAATCTGCGTGCCCAACTTCATTCGACATCTCCTTGTTTATAAAACGGTGACTGCCGGCTGAATAAAGAGCGGAGAACGCATCTCGTTCTTTGCCCACTCTTCGTCGTCAGCAATTTGCTTTTGTTTCTGCTTCTCAATGGCCGACTTCTCGTCTCTAAATGCCTGCTGGTCGGCCAACTCACTTGCTTCACGCTTCAATCGCAGCTCTTCTTTTATGCGGAATGCGGTCGCAATGTCTTCGAGAAGTTCAACGCTTAACTGTTCGAACTCTCCCGCTGCTGTTTCCAGCGTGGAAACCAACTGATAGTCGCCGCGATGCGGATACGGACCTAGCTGAGGGATATTCCCCTCGTCGAACTCTGTGGTTTTCCTGAACCAAGCTTCTGGACTCCCGTAAAACTCTGGAGGCTTCCATTGCTCCACTATCCAGCGATCCTCAACTGGATATTTCGGCATCCTGCGAATGGTGAGAACCTCACGAATCAGGTTCCCTTCATCGTCGCGGTCTTCATGCTTTCCACCAATCCACCCGAGCCGTGAATTACTCCATACCACTCGCAGGTTAGGGTCGCCAAAGCGATTGCGCCCGCCCATGCGAAGCATTTCGGCTTCAGCCCATGCGGGAGTGTCATAAACCTCTCGAAGTACCTGTATCCGGCGCTTAATCACGATGATTGTTCAACTGCATACTTTCCATTCAATTGCGCCCACTCCGAAACGCGCAGCCATTTCGGTTTTTACCGCATCGGATACTTGGCTCTCGTAGAGCACGCGGAATTCGATCAGTCCGCCGGCATCTTCGCGTACGTAAAGCACACCAATTCCCCTCCAGGGACTGGTGATGGCTTCGCCCCGGTGTTGATTTGAAATCCCGCCAGGGCGGGGAATGTATTCAGGTTGCAGCACGGCGCCGGAAGCCATAACAGCCACCACCTTAGAGAATAGATAACTGATATTTCTTAGTAACCGGCCGGACGAGCCAATTGATCAATGAATCCGCCAGCGCGCGGGTTGCGGTTGCAGACTTGGAAATTGTGGATGATGTGGAACTGCTCCGCCGTCGCGATACCGCCGGAAGCGCCGTAAATCCGGAACCACATTTTGCCGTCGCGGCCTTTCAGGAAGCCTGGCTCGTTCATGGTCGCGCGGCACCACACTGCGAGGTCTAGAAAATCCACGCGCGTCTGATCTGCGTTCTGTCCCAGCTTGATCGGAACACCGTGCATGTTCCCAGCATTGTAATTCTGGTAGCTGGTCGGATTCATGTCCACGCTTTCGCCAGTTTCATGCTTGGCGCGATCAATGATCTGCACCGTGGTCGCCAGTTGATCCCACCCATGCTTCTGTTGTAATGGCATGTACGCGATGAGTTTTTTGACTTTCTTGATGCCGATGCCAATTCGAATTTTGTTGATGCACAGTTCCGGCTGCATGGGCACCAATGCGCCGTTGTTTCCGTTGACGCGGGAGCTGGCCAGCTTGTAAGGGTAGGTCGCACGATTCAGATTCTGCCAGACGCCCGTCGTCGCTGCGCTCTGGTGATACTTCACGGGGAACAGATCCACCGGATTGGCCCCAATCAGCCCTGCGCTCATCAGCACGTCACCAGCAATCGTACCTGGAGGCAACTGGTCGACGACCACGGCTTGCGTGGTCTGAGGGTCGGTAGCCAGTACGGTTGTCACCATCCCAGCGTTCGCCGAGCGATTGACGGTCTGCGTGCTGTCATAGACCTGCACTTCCTGGTTTTCGTAAACCAGCAGCGCGCCGGTGGGCACCGTCATGGTCAGCACGGTTCCGGCAATCGAGCCGATGCTGCCCAGTGAGAATGACGCCGTGGCATTCAGCAGTTTGTCTTCGTAGGCGCGGAACTGGTCCATGGAGTTCGAAACGATTTTCGACGCGGCGTTAACGATAGACTGTTCGTCGCTGGCAGTTGCCCATTCCGCCAAATTGGTTTGCTCGAAAGACATCTTCTTGAAGACTGGCGACACCGTCGCCACGTCGTAGCTTTCGCCCGACCCGCGCCCCATGTCTCCGCCGTCGGCGTTATACGATCCGCCCTTGCCGCCTGCGGTAATCTGCAGCACAATGCGCATCGCACGCGAAGAGACTTTAGTGGAATCGGTCTTGCCGATCATCACCAGAAGGTCGTCGCCACGTTCGTATAGCAATTCCACTTTCGGCTCGATGCGTTCGATCTGTGCGGCCACCAACTGCGCATTCGATTGCGGTGCCATAGTCTGTTGCTCCTATCCTCTTAATCTGTTAACTCAAAAACTCAATAAGCCAAAAATTCTTCGTCGGTCATCTTCAGGAACTGCTCTTTGCTCAACGGCGGCTTTGCTTTTCCGCCAGCAGCCGCCTTACCTCCGCCGACATCCGGCTTTGCCGCCACACTCTTCGCTTTTTCCCGCGCTTCTTTGTTGCTGGCTGCGCGGTCCTTGGACCACTGCGAAACGATTTTCGCGGTTGCCTGCGAAATCATCTTGGGCGTCAAGTTCGCTAGAATCATCTTTTCAGCCTGATCCCAGTTTTCTTGGGTTGCCCCCAGATTCACCTTCGAGTAATCGAAACCGCCTTTGCCGTCCGGCGTGGAGTAGCCAATCAACTGCAGCACCTTGGCCGCTTCGAATTTATTCGATACCAACTGCGACATCACTTCCGCTTGAATATCGCTGCGCAGCGAAGCGCGATCCTTTTCGGAAATCGCCGCCGGTAGAACTTTAGCCAGCAGCTTCCCAGCTTCAGTCACGATGTGCGTATCGACTTTTTGACTACTGCGATCGTTCCTAAACCGCCAAGATTCGGTCTGCGCCTTGGTCAGCGTCTCTTTTGCTTGCGCGGTTTCAGTGCGCGCTCGCTCGAGATTCGCGTCGGGCTTCGCTTCCGCTTTCGGAGCGCCAAGAAGTTTGCTAGCGGCCTTGCCGAACGCTTCGCCGTCATCGGCTTGCACTGCCTGCCGCATTTCGGAGATGGCGGTTATCAGCCCGGTCGGATCGATACCAATCCCAGCCGCTTGCAGCGTCGAAGCTAGAATCTCATTCCCTAACTGCTGCCATCCTTCCGGATTGCTCTTGGCCAGGTGCTGCGCGCCAGCGCGGAATAGCCCCATCCCTTTATCGGGAGCTTCACCCAAGTACCTGCCGACCACAATCGCATTGCTTTCCGGCGTATTCGCCGCGATGTGTTCGTCCAGTTCGCCAACTTCTTTCGAAAGGGTCTGCAGCGCAGTTAACTGCTCGCGGCCACCAGGCAGATCCTTGAACAGTTCTTCCGGAGCGTCCTTGAACTTGTCAGCGAAGGACTTTTGCAACTCCAAGAGCTTTTGCACTTCACTCTTGGCGCCTTCATCGGTAATTTTTGCCAGCCATTCCGGCTGTGCTTCTTCGAGAGCGGAGATGTTTATCTCTTCCGCGGCCGCATCGCCTTCTTTTGCGGCAACCTTTTCCGGTGCGGCTGCTTCCGCGCCCTTGTCGGGCACCGCTGCGGCATCCGGCGCCGAAAGGAAATCAACGTCACTCTGTGGCGCACTGGCCGCACCGCCTCCTGAACCTCCTGCAGCTCCACCACCGGCCGCTGCTCCACCGCCGCCAGCATCACCTCCGCCACCTGCGGCCGCTACAGGTTCCGCAAAGTAGAAAATGGGACGTGAGCCAAAAAATTTGAAACGATTCAACATTACACTCCTGCGGTTTCTGCCGGCTTCTTATTCGCCAGCTTCGCTTGCAACTCGTTTGCTTTGTCTTGTCGCGTCTGCTCTTGCTGCGCAGCCAACTCCATCGGGTCAGCCTGAATTCCATCCATCGCCAGCGCTTGTGACTGCGGCCCGGGTGGCAGTTTGTCCACTGCGATACTCATGCTTGGCGGTTTAGGCGGAATCTTTGGCTGTGCCGCTTGCTGTGCCTGCTGCACGATTGCGCTCAACTGTTTCGCGTACAGGAATACGTTCTGGTATCCCTTGGGATTGGTGTCCGCTTCCGTGCGCCCGGAATCTTCTCCGGCCCACTCCACGATCTTGTCCAACATGGCGCCGATAAATTCAGCGTTCAGCGCCAGTATCGGGTCAACCTGAATCGTCGCCATCGGTGGCGGCTGAATCACCGCAACCTGTCCATCCTGGCCCATTTGCGGCAGTGGTGGACCTTGAAACGGACCATCTTTCAGTAACCGTTGAATCAGCCGCATGGCCAGCAGCGCGGCATCTTCCCCGGTCAACTTCAATTCCGAAAGCCCCAAGATGTTTTTTACATACGCCTGATTCTCGGAACTATCGAACAGCTTCAGGAATTCAGGCGGCATGGTCGCCGCGTTGGCTAGCATCGATTCCAGCACTGACCGCTGCTGGCTCTTGAGCCGCGGAAAGCTTTCATCCGCTTCCGGCTCGATCATGATGTTGCCTTTGAGCTCGCCTAGTCTGATCCACTTGGCTTTTTCTTCTTGATGCTCACCGGGAAACGATACTTCCACGTCCTCCGGACGGCTTTTCCGGAATATTTCCACTCCCAAACCGATTCCGTCGACGTAGAAATCTTTGATTCGCCGGTAAATCATCCCGATCCGGCCAAGCGACTGGTCGCGGGCAATCTCATACCCGCCCATCGTCTTTCCTGCTACACCCTCCATCGGCCCGCCGGTGGCGGCGTTGAACAGCCCAGTCAAGAAGTCTGAAACCGGACCAATCAACTCTTGCATCGTCTGCAGGAGCGTGACCGGCTCTTTTGCCGGGTCAGGAGCGTAAAACCCATCAGCCAAAGCCATGCCAGGACGTGCGCGCGCCGGAAAATGTACTGCAGGCTCGGCCGTCTGATTAGCCAGCGAATCAAAGTCTAGAACCTGCGAATCCGCATAAATCGGCGGAATGCCGTATTCGTAGGTCTCCGCCTGCAGATTCGACAGCGTGTTGTACCGCTCTTGCACGTCGATCAAGCAATCGCCGACCGCTGGCCGATTCTGCCCGTCGCCCGGCATTGCGTGCATCACGCGGATATGGTCGTTCATGCTTTCGCTGCGGCTCTGGCAATATTCGAAGCCAGCGAAATCTACATAGCAACCTTTCGGAAAGAGTTCTTCCAGTTCGGCCACCAGTTTTTCATCATCAAACCGCTTGAACGCCCACTTTCTGAACCACGTCGAAGTAAACGTCGGCAGCATTTCCAACGCATCGCCCGGCGTCAGAAACGATATGTTCATCTTCACGCCCAAGCGTGAAATGCGTTCATACACCTGATCGGACGTTAGTCCTGCGTTGGCTTCAATCTCTTTCGCTGCGTGCGGGAAAGCAGCCTTCAGTTTTGCGCGATGCGGTTCCCGCGCCCACTGCACGTACGGACATTCGTAGAAGTCATCGGCGAATACTGGAACCATCCATTCCAGCACTCCGCCGTAACTCACCACTTCCTGCCCGTTCGGAATCTGTTCTTCGCCGTCTTCACTCGGCACAGTCATGCGCTGGCCGTCGACTACCACTTCGCGAGTGCCTTGCACTGGCATCGTCTTGTAGCCGAAACGTTCCCCATCCAGCACGTAGCGCCAGTACTGCACGCACATGCCATCAGTGAACAGGTACTTGCTGATTGTCTGCAATCCGGTGTACGGATCGTTGTTCCGCTCGATCAGGTCGCCTACATCAAAAGCCGCTTTTGCAAACGTGATGTCTTCTTGCGATTCCCGAGACTTCGGGTAAGACACCCAACTGGGAATGTCCTGACTCACCAGCGCGATGAAGCTCATGCCGCGCGCCTGATAAAGATTGGTCACATACTCGAATCGCTGCCCGGTCGGATCATCGTCCAGATTCGTGCCAAGCTGCAGCCCGGAAGTTGCCGTCGCGAAATCGAAATCGTTATTCCCGGCATTCAGCATCGCGTACTGAATACCTTGCCAGAACAGCCGCGCATATCGCGTACGCAGGATCCGCAGCCGCTGGGAGTATTGCCCGTCCAGCCGGTATTCGATCACCAGTTGCTGAAGAGCAGACACAATTTTCGGCCGCAAGGTCTTCAGCTTCTCGTAATTCGGACCGAGTTCTTTTTGCAGTTCGGTCAGCCCGGCTTGTGATGGAGCATTGCCGTCCTGGGTAGCAGGCTTGGCCGGTTCTTTCTGCTGAAACAGGCCAGAAACCTTTTCCTTGATGCCCGAAAGTAGTTCGCCGATCGCCACTGGTCAGTTATTTCTTTGCGGCTTCGGTAGCCTTTTTGGCTTCTTCCACAGCCTTCGCTTGCACAGCGGCAGCCTGCTTCTTGCGTTCAATCAACGCTTCGACGGTGATCGGCGGGATGTAGTTAGCAGCCTCTTTTTCAAGGTCATGCGCTTCCTTGCCGGAAGCGACGACGTCGCCTTCGTGCTCGAAGGTCACTGAGAAAGTTAGCACGCCGTTGACGTTCTTGAATTCCACATCCACCTTTGGCGGATTGTCCTCATCCAGTAGCGAAGCCAAGATGTGATGCTGAATCGGGATCGGCGGAAGCAGTTCGCCTAAAACTACCAGCGAAGTGATCGGATGCGGCAGTGGTTTGCCTTTCGCATCGTTGTATCGGTGACTCAGTTCAGCGGTAGCTTTCAGTTCGATACTCAAGTTAGCTCTCCTTCTTTTTCTTCGGCAAATCTTTTCGAGGGGTACTGGCAAAATCGTGCAACTGCGAATGGCTTAATTTCAGCAGTTCACGGTTTTTCTTGTACAGCTTTTCTGGGTGATGCTCTGCAATCGCCATGACCTGCTGCTGCGCCTTACTTTTGGCTGGCATCCTGCTTGCCTACCTTACAAACATATTTGATGGTGCTGTCCGGACAGCGAATCTCGATTCCGCCAGGAATGGGCTGCTGATAGCAATTCGGCCCCATGTAGACTTGGCCTTTACACCCAGGAATCTGTACCACGCTCTTTCTGACCGCACTACAGCCACAGACGCAGAAGATCATCATCATGGAGAATAGGGCTTTACTCGCCACCATGCTGTTTCATTTCGTCCGCAGCTTCTTCCAAACTTCCGTGTTCCGAGTGATGCATCAACCGCCCATGCTCGCCGTGAACGGTCAGGTGATGCTTGCCGTCAGTGTGCTTGTGCACGTGGAACGTGTGGCCTTTGCCTTCGCCGCCACCTTCAGGCTTCTCTTCCTTTTCGTCGCCTTCGGGCTCGTTGTGCTCCAAGGTCTTGTTGAATCGCCCCAGCGCTCCGCCAATTCCTTCGTGGTCCATTTAGTCATTCTCCTTCGCCACCGGCGTCAGCGGTTTCGTTTGGTGCGCGTATAACCGTTGCTTTTGCTGCCAAGTCAAATGCCGATGAGCCAGTTTGCGTTCTGGCGGCTTAATCGTTCCATTACCCGGAAGCGGAGCTACTCCCGCTTCGGATAGCAGATTGTTCACCGCCGCGCGTAAGTCTTTGCGCAATGTTTCGTTCTCATCTTCGAGAACCAAACAGGTTTCCTGTGTGCGCTTCAGTTCTTCTCGAAGCAGCAGGGTCTCAGTGGAAGTCCAAAGACCTTGCCAGTATTTGAGAAACCAGCCCACGTTAGTCGATGACTTTGACGGTCAGGTTTTGCAACGTCGGAGCAAACGTCCCGGTGGTGTGCGTGTATACGATATTGATTCGCGCGTCAGCCGCAAGATTCAGAGAACCGGTTGCGCCGGTCAGCGCATCTCCGCCGGCCGCTTGCCCCGCCGCCGCGGCAGATACGCCGCTCGTCGCGATGTAGCCGCCTGCCGTGTTGATGGATCCGCCGGTAGCGGTAGCAGAGGTTACGGTGGTCTGGAAAGTCTCACAGAAATTATCCATTTCCGTGGTAGCGAATGCAGTGGCGGGAGTGACTGCCAGAGCGCCAATAGTTACGCCAGCGCCAGCAGTATTCTGGCCCATCGAATCCCACTGGAAAGAGATTTTCGCAATCGTTGTGGTTGAACCGGTGGTGATACCAGCGCGGCCACAGACTTCAATCGTCCGCCCAAGGAAGTTCATGAATCCCGGAGGAAGATTGATGGTTCCCACAACCGTGGGAACGGTAGTCGCTGCGCTGCCAGACACCGGGAACGCAAGCGATGCTGTTGGCAATCCCAAAGTCCCAATGTGACTGCCCGGACGATAAGTGTAAGTCGTGCGGCCGCCAGGATTCGGAACGAAAATGGAAGTGGTCGAAACGATGCTGGCTTGGGGATTGATCGGAGAGGTGTTGAGGGTGAGCGCGGAAACTACAGCGCCAGAGCCAGACTGGCCATAAGTGGAATTGGACACGGCGCAAGCCGGGGTAATGGCCTCGACTTGCGTTAGCGCGCAGACACCGTTGGACGCAGGATACGATCCGATCGCGGCAGGCTGCGAAACCAGAGGAACTTTGTAAGCCGAAGTATAAGCCCCGCCGGTCAGTGTGATGTAAATAGTGTAACCGACCGCCCCCGTCGAGGCTGCGGGTGCGGTGAAGCCAATCTGGTCAGTTGTCAACGCGCCGGAAGTCGCAATCGTGAAAGACGCAGAGCACGGCCCTTCCTGCCCCATGATGTCAACGTATGCGATGCACGCAATGTACGTATTGCTCCCGGTATAGGAACCGCTCGTAAAGTTGGCGCCATTCACGCCGAAGCCAGCGGTGGCAGCAATCAACGTTGCAGGTGTCGCCAGTGCGGTCGCTCCGCCAACCGGAGCCCAGTAAGTCGTAACGCCGTAGCGTTTATCGATGAACGGAACGCCGGGCAGCACCACGGCAGCCGTCAGGATCGCATTTGTCCCGCCCCAATACGGCCCAATGGCCACCGAGCCGCCGGAGCGGCCAGCATCATTGATAGCTTCTTGCAGTCCGAAACTTCCGCTGCGTACCTGATAAGGATTCTGGCTTGGCGCATGCAACTGATTGAACGTTCCAGTAATCTGCGCGCACGCTTGCTCCGCGCCTACGCCAGAAACCGCGCCCGGTGCCAGTAAGCTCACCGAAGTCGGCGTCACCGTCTCAGCGGTGGCAAAGCCAATGTCAAATCCAACCGGAGTCGGCGGAGTGCTGGAGAAAATCTGAATTACTCGGCCATCGCCCAGCGCCCGGTAAGCAGGACAGACCGTTACGGTCTGCGTACCCGTAGTGGTATTGCCCAGCGCCACAGAGGCTCCGGGTACCGCACCATAACCATAAGCGAACTGTTGCGCATCGCGTTCGCCCATTTCGTAAGACACGTTGGCTTGGCCAAAGGCCATGAGCGGCGCAAACGCCACCAGTATCAGTCCGAAGATCCATTTCAGTGATCGCATCTCTGTTCTCCCTTTTACAAACCAAACTTTTTGCGTGCGCCATGCCGGCGCCCAACTGGGATAGGCTTATTCTTCGCGGACTCTTCTTCATAGAAGCGGTCCAGGATGAAGGCCCGCGCAGTGTTATCTTTTACGCCTTCGACTACCGCAGCGGCTCTTGCTTCCACCGGAATTCTTGCCGCACCCAACCGCGAATACAATCCATACCGCTCGGCGTCCGCCGGATCGTCGCCATCAACCTTCTTGACGTCTTCCACTTTTTTCTGATCGTGAATCAGGATCGGCAAACACTCGATTAGTTTTGGGCAGTTCTCAGCGATGAGTAGTCCATCATCTTCAAAAAGCGTATAGAGAAGTTGCCACCCCGCAACCCGGTCATCACTAGCCTCGACTGGCTCCGGGAGTCTACGATTCGTAGAAGTCTGCTCTCGGATCTGTTCAAAGATTGTTGACTGACCGGTGCGATCCTGGTTTGCATCAGGGCTGACAAAAAATTGCTGAATTGCTTCCGGGCGTCCTTCGCTGTCAATACTTCGCTCAACGATCCCCGCTCCCAGCATCCGCGGCGTTAAGCCGGGTTGCACCCATTCCCTGTAAGTGATGTGCCGCCCATCCGGCGCCGTCCCATGCCAGTAGACCGCTGCAGGATGCTGTCTGCCCCAATCAAGCGAAATCCACTTCGCCCACGGCGCGCGCACCCAAGAAGTTCCGGTCCAATGACAATCGATCCGGTAAAGCCGCTCACCGACACGCTGACCCTCTTTATTGAAGACCTTGGCAACCAGGTCCGCGCCTTGCCGCTTCGCTACGTGACGGTCAATGCTGAAGTTGTCGAAATACTGCCCAGCGAACTGATCCCACAATCCCTCAAGCATCGCGGTACGCAATGCCTTACCGAGACCATCCAAAGTCTTCAAGTAGTTCGCATCATTCGCGTAAATCGGGTTGTCCGCGATCAGCGCGCGAATGAACGCATAATCGGTCGGATCGTACTTATCCGGCTCGTCCATGCCGGGAGCCGGAACCTTATCAATGAAAAGCGCCTTGACCCACGCATGCCCGATGTTGCCGGGGTTTGTCGCCCCAGCCATCGTCGCAAACTGCCCAGGGTGCCGATTACGGCTCGTAAGAAACTGCCATTGCTTCAGCGTGAAGTGCGTCAGTTCATCGAGCCCGATGAACAGATACTCCGCACCTTGATATTGAAAAACATCGTTCTCGTTCTCGCAATATCCAAACCGCGTCACTGAACCATTCGGCCAGAATACTCTGTGCTTCTGGTCATTGTAAGTCGCGCCCATCTCCCGCCAAGGCACGCTTTTATGGAACTCCTTGAGCAGTGAATCCTCAAGCTGCCCCAAGGTCCGCCGCAAGAGCAAATTGGTGCTCTTGGGTACTTCCCAATTCTGCTGAATTGCTTCCCAAAGAATCGCAGCGGTTTTACCGGGGCCCGCCGCCCCGCCGAACAAACGGTACTTCGCCGGGCACCGATGAAACTCTGCTTGCCGTGGGAAAGGCTTGTAAGTCCGTATCCCGCTAACTGCCGTTGCCACGGTCAGGCCTTGGGATCTCTGAAATGATGGTAATCGTACCGCCGCCCGGCGCCGTCAATCCAATGTCCTGCTTCGGTCGTCCAGCCCAGCGGTCCATCACCACGCGAATCGATTCGCTGTCGCCCAAGATCGCGTTCTTCACCAACGTCTCAATTAGCGCGTCGAGCTTCGTTCCTGCGCCAAACTTCTTGCAGAGTTCGCGGTCAAACCGCTCTTGCAATTGCGATTGCGCTTCCAGAAAACTGCGCGTCTTCTTGTTGACAACGCCCTTTTTCCGACCGCCTGTCTTAATTCCTTTGGCCATCTATCCTGCTCTACTTTAGAGATTCGCGCGCAAAATCAAAACGGCGTCCATCTCCTGAGGGAAAGTGGACGCCGTGGGGTGTGTTCTCGGTTGTCGGAGTAAATCGCCGCCATTTCAAGTAGCGACGACTTTTGATAAGTCTACAATATACGTCAATGAGTGAATGTCAACGAACTATTTTTGCAATGTGCCTAGAAATGCAATATCCGTGTCTCTCAAATGTTCCCCGAGCGTCTTGCCTTTGGGAACGCTGATTTCTCGCGGCTCACTCTTGTCTTCGAACTGCTCCACCAACTGGAGGCATTCTTGAACCGACTTGCCTGCTCGGCAGCGAACGGGAATAAAGAGAGCATCCACATCCTGCCAACCTTCCGGCCATTCAACATCGCCCATTGCCTCAACGTTAATCGCGGAAACATCAACGAAAATCAGGAATTTCCGCTTCCCCACTTCCACCGCATCAAGCTCTTTGCCATCAAACGGTATCTTAACGAATGGCGCCATCGCCAATGGTGCTGCTTTGATTAAGAAGTCTCGTCGCTGCATTTTCCCTCCTGGGTCTTGATCTCTCGCCGAAATATGCCCGCGCCGGAAACAGCCCGCGCATCATCACCTGCTTGCCTGCTCGATCCCGAATCTCTTCTGTCCACTTGACCCAGACGTCCTCTCTGATGCCCATGAAGTGCCGTGTCTGCTCGTAAGGCGTCAGCGCCAAGTAGTATAGTCTGCAGAGTATCTTTCTGCTGGCCCATTCTGGCCCTTCGAGCGCCCGATTACAGCAGATCGTGAAGTCTGCGATATATTCTGCTGCCCGCGGCCCGCCGTCCGGCCGCCACACATGATCGCTGGCCGCCTTCGTC